TTGCCATTAGACTACCTTGTTCTCCAGTTGTTTCATTGTTTTATACATTAAATCTGCCCCTCTATCAACACTTCCTCCACCTGCTGCTCTCACAGCATCGGCTGTAAATACAAACTCGTTCTTGGATAATCTAGCTGGTACATCGTCTGCCTTTTCTCTCGCACCTATAGGCACAAATCCACCACCTCTAAGGTCCATTTCATTGCCACCTAAATTCATCATACCACCTTCTGCTGCCATGGTTCTTTCTATACCTTTTTTCTTACCCATCTCTGGTACTACTTCTTGTAAAAATTCATCAAAGGTCATAGTTGGAGGTATAAGACCGTTTTTCTTCATATCTAAATATGAATCATAAGTATCTGCCATTGCTTCATTATAACCATAACCTGCCATCATCATATCAGATGGTTTAACTTCATCACCTTTAAACTCTGGCATAGTTTTTAATGTTGGTAATCCTTTTTCTTCTATAACTTCATCTTTTGGTGTGCCTTCTGCAAATCCTGTTCTACCACCCGTAGCAAATGATGCAGAGTATTCTTGGTTAATTAAGAATGGATACTTCTGTGCTAATGAGCTTGTGTCTTTGTTTTGGTATGCTTGTTGTACTTCTCCTCTAATCTTAGATACATCAATACCTGTTTGATCAGAGATTCGTTGAGATAGTGCATTTATATCTTGTTCTGGTTGTTTACTAGTTAATAATCCACCTAATAATGATGCACCTACAATACCTGCTGTTACTTTACCACCTGGTATATCAGCCACATTAAAAGGTAATGCACCAAACGCTCTACTAAATAAACTTTGATTTGCTGTTCCAAAAGGTATTAACGTTGCACCTAATATTGCAGCTTTACCTATTGGTGACTTTGCGACTTTCTTTACAGCGCCTGTAATTTTTTTAACAAGACTTCCTAAACCATACTCTTGTCTTGGTTCTCCACCTTCTGCTAATCTAAATCTTTCAGAGATGTTAAAAGCTGTTGGGTTAGCTGCTCTAATACTAGCAATGTATTTTCCTAGATCACTTTTTTGTTGTTCTATATCTGATGGCACTTGTGCTATTCGTGGTAGTCTAGGTAACATCGGTGCACTATCACCACCTGATGCAGGTCTATCATCTAAACCAAAAACACTTCTAAAATCAGTTGTAGATACTTTATCTAGTTGAGGTCCAATATCTTGTGTAACATCAATACCTAAATCTTCTAGTTTATCAAAAGTTGCTTTAGCTCTATCCATGTTTAAATTAGTTCCTGTAAGACCTTCAGCAAACAAACCTCCTTGTGTATTCATTTGTTGATACACGTCAAAAAGATTCATGTTTCTCCTAGGTCCAAACGGACTTAAAGATAATATTGCATCTCTAGTTGACATCATATTTCTATTAACAAAACCTCTTTTACCTCTATTTGCCATTCTCTGAAAAAAACCTGGACCATCGTCACTATCGTCTGTAGGTCCACCTCTACTCGTAAAACCTGGACCTGTAAGTCCCATGTCTTGCATCATTCTAGCGGTATCATCTTCTTGGTCATCTCCTGGTGAAGACGTGTCTCCAGAAAATCCACCGCCTGGATTTGATACATCTCCTGTATCCTCTTCATCTTCTGTAAAACTTGGTATACCCATAGGCGTCATCTTTCCTGATCCACCCATGGCTTTTAATATGCCTGCTTCTTTTGGATTTATGTAAGCAAGAAACTCCCCATCAGGAGCCATCATCTGTGCATCATTTAATGATACCCCACCCTGTGCCAGTAATTGTCTTGCTATCTTTGATCTATTTATCGCCATTTTTCCACACTACTTGGTTTTAGGGAACAAATCAAGCGAAGGCATGAATACTTTAACATCTCTTCTAATCTCTGCTTCTGGCACGCCTTTTGCCTTCCATTCGTCCTCTGTCTTATATATCTCGCCTGTTTTAAGGTTAGATATAGTCGTTATTATCTTCTCTGGTTTTATTGTTTGCATTACGATACTACCTCTCTTGGTTCTATTTCTAGTATTGAAGCTATGACATGCAATTCGTTTGCATTATTAGTTTGGACCTTTAAAGCCTCACCAGCCTCCATAACAAGAGGTTGTGTTAAGAGCTCTGCTGTAGCGTTTGATGCTATAGCTTTACTTTTAAACAAACTAAATATATTTGACGATGCATCTACTAACGTTACTGTTATATTAGCTCCTGATCCATAATCTTCAGACACTAAAATTGATTTAACAACAGCAGTTTTAAACGACGGCACTGTATATAGTGTGGTTAGGTCTGTAGTCGTTAGATCTGCTTTTTTATTTATAAAACTATTTGCCATTAATTTAAAAAGAAGTTTTGTGCCTCTACTTCGTCCTTTAATTCTTGTTGGTATGTTGTATTCAGTTTTTGCACAATACCATCAAGGTCCCTGACCTGTGCGTCAGCTACCTCTTGTTTATATACCTTACTAGGTCTTGTTAATACTTGTACTATCTTTGCCATTATACCACTCCTCCTAATAAAAATTTTTTTAAAAATCTAAGTCTAGCTTCATCTTCACCTGTATCAATGTTCTTTTTTAATAATAAACCTAAACCCTCATCTTTGTCATCAAAATTATATTTAATACCCACATCTCTACTTTTATCTCTGCCCTCACCAACAAATATTTCTTGGTCATCAAAAAATATTTTATCTCTATTTTTTCCATAATAAATATTAGCTATAATATTTAACTTATCAGTTATTGGTATGTCTGCTTCCACTAAAGCATTTAAAGTCGTTTTATCTATTTCCAAAGGAGTATTCGGTATATCTTGTCTACCTGATTTAGCAAACTCAACAGTTGGTTTTATAAAGTCTGTTATTTTTTTATCTTCTTCCATCTGCTTGTATATCCAATCTAAATGTTCCTAACTTCCAATCTTGAGATGAACCAGTGTTTTCTACTTTAAGTGCAATAGCTCTTGCTCTAGCTCTGGTATCCACCTTTTGTGTGCTAGATGTAATATCGAAAGGCCCAAGAGATGAACTAGAAGACGTATCATTAGGATAATTTCTTAATAAGAAACTTATTCTGGTTGTGCCTGTTTGTGAAATAAAATCAGGTATAAATCTTCTTATCTTCATCATAAACTCGCCATCGCCTCTTAAATCAGGTATAGCAGAAGTTGTGCCTCTCTGAACTCTTTGTGTTATATCATAATCTCCTGATGTGATATTTGCAGTAATAGCTGTAACTGTTCCGCCCTTAACTTGATCAGTTCCTGTTTCGTGTTGATAGTACGTTGTAATACCATCCGTATTACCTTGCACATATGTAGATGATGTTGCTGGCTCTACTCCATCTGCATCATACTCTAACGCATGTGGGCTACCAAACACAGCAGAATCTGCCCACGCTGTTCTAGCTAATGTGCCTACAGTCCATACAGGTCTTTGTGGTGAAGAGTCAAAATAATTATAACAAACCATTCTATTTACCACGGCAGAGTTTGCTGTTGGATAAAACCACATAATTTCACCAAACAAATTATTTAACCCTGCAGATATCATTTGATTACCAGAATCTAAATTAACATCATCATAAACAAAATCTTCTACTAGACATGGTAGTGATTCCAAAGCACCTGCATATTTAAAGAAACCATTTTCTGAAAACCAATATGCAGCACCATCCACTTCTACCGCTGCATTTTTACCTACTAGTCCACAGTTTGTTCCTGCTTGCACAAACGAGAATGTAAAAGGTTGACCAACAAAACGCATTAAGAATAGAGCTGTATCTGTGTAAACATAGATTGCATCTCTACCTCTAATGGCTCCCATGATCCGTGATCCGTCAGCCAGTCTTTGTGTGCCGGCGTCATTGGTCGCTGTAGGTGTGTAAGTTGTAATATCCTCAACAGCAGAGAATCTAATAAACATATCATCTTGTGTAGACTTTGTACCAATCGTTGTTTCTGTTCCAAAGAATACTAAGTGTCTGTCCGGTGTGGATACAAGCATGTGTCTTGATGCTGTAGGTGCACCTGAAATAATAGTTGCTCTAGAATTAGTTGCATCTGTTGCTGCAGAGTTCCATTCAAAACATTCACCATCAACAATTAAACAAATTGCTTTGTCACCAAAGTTATCAATGGACCACATACCAGGATCAACAATTAAGTCGCCTGATGCTGCCTCACCCCAAGCTACGAAACTAGATGTATTTGTAACAGTGTCCCCTGCAGTATGTGATGCTGCTGTGGTGTTTCTTACACCTCTCGTTACACCTGTTAGTGTGTTAGTAGAGATACCTGTATAAGATATTTCTTCAGTTCCTATTTGAACAAAGTTTGTACCTGATGATGGAAACTGTGATGCATCGTTTAACGTAATACTCGTTGTGGAACTATTTATGTCTGAAGATAAAACTGTTGTAAAAGCTCCCACTTCTTTACCGCCCCATGATCCAAGAGACCAACCGAAACCTTGTGATTGTACGTCAGGTCCTACTCTAAAATAATGTTGCACTCTAATACCACCAGATTCTGTTGCACCAGATCCTGACTCTGCTGATGGCATGGTAATTGTAATTTTGTTTGAAGATGGCACGGTAGTTGCCATAAATCTTATGTCATCAAAGTCTGACGCACTAAAGTTTGAACCTGTAATGGCTGAAAAATTATCTAATAAAACAATGTCTCCAGCTTGAATATTATGATCACCTGAAAAATTTATAGTAACAGTTGCTGATCCATTCTCTGTAGTAAATGCATTTGTAAGCGTGTTCGTAGATTTGATCGGATGTATATCGTAGAACACACCGCCAGAGAAAGCGTATAAAATTCTGTTTGATCCTATGATCGAGTATTTTCTACCTTCACTGTTTGTAAATTGATGTAAAGCTCTAGCTGCCCCTGTAATATTATCAGCTCCTAGTTGTTTCCAACCACCAATTTTTTCAGGTGTTTGATATCTAAAACGAACATTATCGCAGTCTATCCACTGACTCTCAGCTGTTGTCGCCGTAATTTGTTTATTTATACCAGGTGCGAACCCTATCTTTTGTAGCATAGATCTCCAGATTATATTAGATTGCGTTGATTTTCAACGTTATTTGACTATTCCTAGTATGGGTCTTTTATCACACAAATTCCTATTTGCAAACCATAGGATTAGTAAATATAGGCCAGTTATCAGCCAATCTTCTACTTACGAAGAATAGATAGGTCCTCTATTTTTGGAAGTCCTAACATTCCTCTTTTATCATAAATATGTTCTTTTGCATACGGACCATCTTTATAGTTATAATGTAGAAATGTTTGAACACTAAATCTATCTTTCAAAGGTTCTCGCCAATGCTCTAAAAGATGACCTGAATAAACCAACATATCTCCTTGATTTAAAGATACTTTGATTGTTTTTCCTTTTGTATTTTTTAAGAAAAAATCCCAAGAATATCCACCTAAAAAAATAGTGGTCGATAGCTCACAGCTTGGTCTATCTTTGTGATGAAATAATTTATTACCTTTTTTATAAACTCTTGTGTAGGAATATGTTGGCACTAGCTCTCTCTTTATTATTTTCTCTATATTATTTTTTAAATACATTAATAAAACTTCAGTAGTCCAATCACCATATTTGGAGTAAGCCCCTGGAACATCCATATCGTTCCAAGTCCCTATCAGTTTATCATCTAATGCAAGAAGACGATTTTTTACTAATTGAGAAAGCACATCGTCTTGCATTAAAAAATAATTCATAATAAAATTAGATAATTCTAATGATACTGCTTTTCTAACAATGATGTAATTATTTTTATTGAACATTGATACTCTGATAAAAATTAAATGATATAGAAACTCGCCACCCTGATCTACCTTTTAGTTTTGTATTGTTACTTAAAACTCCATGCGCTAAATAACTTGGAAAAATAAGTAGTTCACCCTCTTTTGATGGCAAAATATGAGATCTCCAAAAATCAGGTTTTACGTTATTTGTTCTATCATAATGAGCGTAATGATTAGCTGGTCGTGGGTCTTGTACATATATGTTGCCTGAATCTTTAGGGACTTTGACATAATATACACCTGACCAAGTTGCGTTAGGATGAGTGTGTTCTTTATTAAAACTATATTTAAAATTAATGTTAGCCCACATATTACCTAATTTTGAGTGTCTTTTAAATTGATTATCTTCATCAACAGAACGACAAGCTTCTTTCAAGAGATTTGTAAATGTTTGATATTCAACTTTTTCACTCATGTCAGTTGTGCTGTGCCACCCGTGCTCATTAGATTTTTGAACACCCTTGCCATCTTTTTTATACCACCCATAAATGTTTTTTAGTAAATGTTTATTTAATTCTTTGTTATTAGGAAGAATAAAACGATAGATAAAAGTTGGAAAATACATGTATTTCATCTTAACGGTGTTCCTCCAAACCACATGACTAAAGATTTTCTTACACCCTTTGTCACTTTTGCGACTCGGTGTGATAGAAACGATGAAAAAAATATACCATGGCCTTTTTTAATTTTATAAGAATTTGCATGAAAGAACTCAAAATCTCCTCCTGTATATTCCTTCTCGTCATTAAGTAAAACCGACATTGATATTTTTCTAACAGGCATAGTGTGCATACCATTTATCTCTGTATCTATATGCCAATCATAAAAATCACCTTTTTTATATTGTGTATATTGTGCCATCTCTGTAATTTGCATATTTTCATAACCAAAATTATTAATATTTATATCATGCAATACTTCTTCTATTCTTTGATACATTGGTATGAAATCTTTAAAAGGGATAAAATTTACAGAACTTGACCTTGTTGTTTTCTTTGTTCTCTTTTTTTGTGACTGTCCCACTTTAGCAGTTTCAAGTTTTTTATTTTTGTTATAATCAATAATGAGAGAACATTCTTTATCAGAAAAAATAGGTATAGAAGTAAGAACTATATTATTCTTCCAGGCTGGCTCTTTATAAATCATTTTTTAATAGCTTTCTTTTTTTTATGCTTTATTAATTTTTCCTCTTTTATTCTTTTTAAAGTTGTTAGTTGGGACATGGTATTGAACACGTCTATATGGGAAGAGTGTTCATTCAGTGCGTTTCTATTATTTGTTAAAGATTTTAAATAACTATCTTGTTGATGTGTATTCACATTTTTGTCATCAAAAGATTTATCATTTAATTCCTTTTTAATTTTACTCCAAGTCGATACTTCTCTAATTCTATGTTTAGCCTGTAGTTCCATACCCAGTTTGTTATATTGCTTTGCTTCTAACTCTATCTGTTTTAATTCTTTTATATCTTCGTCTTTTTCTTTTGCTATTGCTTTTTTTAGTTGTCTTATTTCAACATTGTTTTTTCTATAATCAAAAGATAATCTAATTGTATTTTCAAAATGTGAATTTTGTTCTCTTACTGATTGCCAATATTTAGCTGCCTTTGTTGGATACCTACCGTCATTTAAAACAGAGAAACGCATTTCAGTTTCAGTTCTAAACATTTGTTTTTTCTTCCAACTATCTTGGAGTTCAGGTATTAAATTTTTAAAAATTTTAAGGTCAGAATCGTTTAAAATATTTGATAAGTGTTTTTCACTATTTTCAGTGAATACCTGTATTGAATTTTTTTTAGATTTAGTCACTAGGAAGCTGTAACCACCTTCTTACACATCTGTTATACTAAAAGTTCCTGATGATGGTGAAGCAAATTCTTCTACTGATGCTACCTGAGAGCCGCCATCATAGCCACCAACAAGTAATGTTTCAGATGCAGAGTTGTTACTATCGTGTTTATGGTTTGATCTAGATTCTGTCATATCAGCATATTCAGACCATGAGCTACCATTCCAACCTTCTACAACTCCTATATAAGACGAACCTGTATACCCGCCTGTGATTGCTCCATCTTCTGCATCTTTACCTTGTGATGCATTTGTTTCTCTTTGATTACTTGGATCTGTAATTGATGACCAACTACTTCCGTCCCAACTTTGAGACTCATCATCTGTATCCCCAATTTGAACTGCACTTGTAGCTGAACCAAATCCACTAGATGTTGAAGTTGTGGCTGGGCTAAATTCAGAAACCTCAGACCATGAACTACCATTCCAAACCTCTACGTGTGCTTGAGCTCTTGGTGAATAAGATGAACCATCAGATCCTACAAGCATTCCTGATGGAGAGCCTTGACCCATAGCTCCTCTTGTTACACCACTTGAATTATTTGTTTCTGCTAGTTCAGTCCAAGATGATCCGTCCCATTTTTCAGTAAGATTAACGAAATTTGATGGTGTAAAACTTCCTTTTCTTCCTCTACCAATAATACCGTCTTCTGAATCAGCACCGAAACCCCCACCTGTTTGGTATCTTCCTGTGCTTAATCCTGTTGCTGATGCCCAAGATGATCCATCCCAAGTAAAACCGGCAGCCCACGGGGAAGTATATCCCCCAATAAAAAGAGAATCTTTTTTACCAAAACCCCAACCCTGAAACTCTGCTGTTGCGGGATAATTTGTTTTAGAACTCCAAGTTGAGTTAGCTATAGCTCCTGATGGTGTAAAACTTTCTTTAACAAATTTAAGTTTACCCTCTGCTGTATTGTAAAATATTTCACCTCTAAAATTAGCATTAGCGGGTAGATCACTTGATGAGTTTCTTACTTTTATTCCTGATAGGTTTCTATATTTTGTCATAATGTAATTGTTACGGGTCTTGGTTTAAATTCTTTTTGCCAGTCTTCTAACGCATCATAAGCTGCTTGACCTTCTGATGTTTTTTGATCCATATAGCTTTGTGCCTCTGCTTTTGTCAGAGATTCACCGCTGTGTTTTGCAACCCAGGCTCTAGAAAATTCGTTGTCTTCAACTTTATATAGATCACCAAATAAACCTGTGATCTCGAAATTATTTTTATCTTCTTTAGAAATAAAATATTTTCCAATAGCAAGATCATTATCTACTGCGTATTGATCCGTAACTATATAATATTCATAAGCCATATCTTAATTATCCCTTAATAACCAGCCTTGAGTTGCGTCTACATAAACTAAAGTTAAACCAGCTCTTTCTACTGACACTGTCAAGTCTTCGGAAGCACCTTGTATCTTATGTGAGTTTCTTCCAATGGTTAAGTTATTTGTATCAAAAGTCCCAGCATAGTCAATGATTGAAATTTCATCACCGATTGACGCTGAAGACGGTAAAGTCATTGTGATTGCACCAGATGTTGTGTTAACAAAATAACCATATCCTGCAGTCATTGTTGCGTTTGTAGTTGCAACCGCTTGCCATGCAGTTCCACCAGATACTTCAGCAAATGATAATTGACCAACACCTGTTGTACCTGAACCTGTTACTGAATCCACTTTTAAATATCTATCTGCTGTGACATTTCCAGTGGGAAATTTTAGTGTGTAGCTCTGGGATGCGCTATGTGGAGGTGACTGTAGTTTAATCCCATGCGAATTGGATTCACAGTTAAGTTGGATAGTTCCTGGGTTAGTTGCACCACCTACTTCTAAATAACCTGTTCCGTTTGGATATATTTGTTGGTTACCATTAGCACCATCTACAATGTTAATGTAACCTGAGTTTGTACCTGAGTTAGTATCTAATCTTAAATCGTATGCACCAGATGATGTGATTGTTGATGCAGCTGATCCTGTTCCAACTTTAAGTTCGCCTGATCCTTTTGGTGATAATAATAAATCAATATTTGAATCACCGCCCGCAGCTGCTAATTTAGCACCAGAACCTGTAGCAGCGTTTGTAATTTCTAATTGATTTACCGCTGAAGATGTTGTTTGAAATATTAATTGTTCGTTTCCATTTTCATCTCTGATACCATGATCATCATCAAAATCGATCATGAAAGAGTTAGTATCTAAATTACCACCTAATTGTGGTGATGTATCATCAACAACATCTCCACCTAGTGAAACAGTGGTAATGTTTGGATTAGTTCCATCATCCGCTTTTGCATAAACTAAAGATGTTGCACCGTTTGCTATTGAAGCGCTAGTTCCTGAACCTGTTGCATATTTAAATGTTACAGTTTGAGAACCAGATGTTGCGTTTTTTAAAATATAAAAATTTTGAACATCAAGAGGTATGGTTACGTTTCTGCCTGATGTTAATGATCCTGTAAATTCTATAATTCTGTGTGAAAGAGTTGCACCTGTAGATCCATCAGATACGGATAAAGTTGTATCGCCCGAATCAGATACGGCTTGTGTAGTATAGCCACCAGATATCTGTTCTACGATCTGTAAATTTGTATTTGTCTTTGTTCCCCACGTTCCAGCATTTTCACCAGTTGCCTGGAGTTCAATACCTAGGGGTGTAAATGTCGATGCCATATTAAGCTGCTTCTCCTGTTACATCGTTATAACTCGTATTTGAGCCAGTTGCAACATCCGAATATGAAGTATTCGAACCCGTTGAAATATCACTATACGACGTGTTTGAACCGGTGTCAATATTAGCGTATGCTATAACATCTACTGCTCCTACACTAACTGTAGCCGATTGTCCAGTTAAACCCATAACTTGGTCTTTTGGATCTATTGTTCCTACGGAGGCTGTTGCTGAAACACCTGTTACTCCCATAACATCTGCAGGGGATAAACTGCCAACAGAAGCCGTTGATGAAACACCTGTTAAATTTTGTACAGCAGATCCTAGCCCTATTAATGAACCTAAAGTAAACTCTGCTCCTATACCTGATAATAGAGCGGCATCATTTGGTACAACTACAGAACCTAATCCTGATGTTATTGCAAAACCAGTTAAATTAGCTTCGTGTGAAGTTACACCTTGTGCTGTCCCTTGCGCTGAAGTTATGGCTTGTCCTGTTGGCGATACATCCTCGTTTGGTGCAACTGCTGTTCCTTGATCAACAGAAACTTCTTGTCCTGTTAGACCCATAACTTGATCTGTAGGATCTACTACACCAATGGCTGAAGTAGAAGATAAGCCAGATACAGCAAAAGAAACATTTATTACGTTTGTAATTGTTCCAAAAGTTGAAGAAAATAATACTCCACCAATCTCTACTGTTTTTGGTATAACTGGTGATATAGCTCCAGTAGAAGCTGTTGATGAAACGCCTGATGGCTCAACTAATCCATCACCAATTAAATTTAATGTGCCTAATGAAGGTGTGGCTGCAATACCTGTTAATGAAACTGTTTCGTCTGCTAGATTTCCCCACTCACCATCATTCCAAGCTTTAGCACCCCATCCTGTTGCAAGAATAGAGTTTTCATTCCAATAAGCTCGGCCCCAGGTGAATCGACCCCATCCTGATTGAACCGACATAGTGGTCCTCCTATGCTAATCTTATGATTGCGTTTGTTGCGTCTGCTGTAGGAAACTGAATTGTAAAAGTTCCGTTTGTCGCTGTTTTGTCAGAGCCAAAAGCGATTGCACAAACAGCTGCGTTTGAATCAGATGAATTGTAAATTAATGCTCCATTAGCTGTAAAAGAAGCTGATGAAAAACTTACATCCGCAAAGTCACAAATTGCAGTTGTGCTTGATGCAACTGGAGTTACGCTTGTTAAAGTTGCGCCACCTGATGTGTACGCAGTTCCAGATGTGTTTGTAATTTCTTCTGATGTCGAGAATGCAGTAGTTGATGCACCTAAAGTTGCATCACTATCATACAAAGCGATTTTAAAAGTGTCGCCTGTTGTTGCTGTAAAATTATGAACTCCTTTTAAAAGTTCTACTTTAAAACTTGTACAAATTGCCGATGTAATTGCCATTTTTTATCTCCTATGGGTTTGCTGAGGTTATTGGTATTCTGACTGTTCCATCTGTATAGTCATCTCTTCTTCGTCTTCCAACTTGCTCGTTAGCAAACTTCTGTACCTCTTGTTTATACTTTTGCTCGTACAATGTCAACATATCTGCTGGACCTTTCAAGAAGCCATAAGTCTCCGCCAAACAACAATATAATAGGCCATTAGGGAAGTTTAAGCTAATATAGTTGGTATCATTATTCTCTAAAAGAGCTGGCATCGCATTATAATGAACTCTAAATTTATAATTGGTATTAGGAGTAGGGGCTAAAAATATACGCCCTGAATTAGTGTCAGCCTCACCTGTAGCTCCACCAAACATAGCATAGTATTTTGGTTTACCTTGCGCTGCTGATGTGCCTGTGATGGGTTGATATTCTTGTAAGTAAGTTACGTCTTTTTTCTCCAGCCATGTATTTGATCCTGTTAGCACGGCGCTTGAATCATAGACTTGTATACCTCTTATAAATACAGCTCCAGCTGGACAGTTAATTGTTTCTTGTCCTGGAACTAAATTACCTGATTGTTGTTTTCTGTCTGCATCAATAGGTACATCTCTAAAGATTCTGTATTGTGCATTTAATATGATATTTTCTAAAACAGAATCAGACAATAC